GGATGATTTCCTGCACCGGATGCTGCGACAGGTTGTCGAGCTTCTGGGTGAAGGGAACCGAGTTGCCGTACTCGGTCATCGTCACGCTCTTCTGCGTGATGATGAAATTGGTCTCGGGCATTGCGTTCGTTTCGTTGAGCGCCGCACCCTTCGTTTGCACTCGGGAATAGACGTTGAACGAATACGTATCGCCGCGCTGCAGACCCTTGTCGGTTGCGTCCTTTGCATCGCAGAACTGGCGGAATTTGACTACCGGCAGCACAGCCATGCGGAGGACGTTCGAGAGCTCAGCGGAAAACATGTAGCCGCCGAGCGCATTCACGCTCCAAATCTGACCCGCCATTGGGGCTCTCCTCGGTGAGGCTACACCCCGGCGACAACCGTCAGTAGACGGGTTGATGCCGCGCAGCGCGTAGCAGGTTCACTACATCGCTGGGCTTGGTCGGATATTCGGGTTGGGTTTCTTGCGCGGGAACTCGATCCGTGGCCGAGGAGGCTGCCGGGATTCTCCGCTTGAAGTTGGTGCGGGTGCTGACCGCTGCGGCTACATCCGCATTCGGCGCATCGACGATACCTGCTCGACCCAAGACCCGTGTTGCAACTTCGTCAGCGATGACCACCAGCGGCCTGCCGCGGTTTTTCGGATCTACGATCTCTGCGTTGTACAGAAGCGCGCAATCGCGCCGCAAATGCTCATTGCCCTTCGCCATGATGGTGTCGCCGTAACGCTCTTCCAGTGCTGCCATCTGCTCGAGGGTCGCGTTCGGCGATCCACGAACTGCTGCCAGCACATCCGCCAGGGCTGCTTTCGCCCGGTCGGGATCCCCCGAGTAGAGCTCAGTCACAAGATTCTCGATCTGTGACTCGTCTACTGCTCCCCTGGGCGCCGGGGTCTCGGCACTTGCGGGCTGGCGCACCGCGGGAACGGTGGCCTCAACTGTCGGCGACTCAGTGGGTCTGCTGGCGCCGTTCAGTATCTTCAACTGCTCGTTGAAGGCTCGGCGCTTATCTGCCGCAACCCTCCCGAGTTCTTCCGCTCTCCGAGCATCGGATTCGGCGTGCGCGAGATGTTCTCCGCCGCGCCGCAACCTTTCCTCGGCGGCAAGCTGGATCTGTCGAGCCTCTTTGCCTCCCGCAGCTTCAACTGCGGAACGCGACTCTTGGATCTCCTTGCCGAAAACTTTCAGGGTGACGAGTTCGTCGCCTCCCGTTGCGGCGGAATCTACCACCGCATCGGCAGCGGGCGCAACAACTTCTCGCTGCGGCTGCATGGCGCCATCGACCGTCGCGTCGCCATCCTCGGTCGCCGCGTCGCCGCCTTCCTCGTATCCGCCCTGCAGCGTCTTGGCACCCGGAACGGTTTCCAGATCGATCTCGCGGTCTGCCTGCGTGAGTGCGGCGTGGCGCGCGATGATCGCTTTGCGCGCAGCGTTCGGGTCGTTGAAACGCTCGCGAATGTCCTTGCCGTGCTGAGTGTTCGGGTCGATGCCGCTTGCATCGCCATCCTTGATCTCCAGCGTGTCGGTGCCGGTGCCGCGCGTGCTTGCCGCCTGTTCCTTTGCCATGACCTTGCCCTCTACTTGAACGTGTGAGGCTTGTTGGGTTCTAGCCTGCGCAGGTCAGCCCTCGCCTGCGCTTGCTTGCGATCTCTGTCTGCCTTCGAGATGTTGCCGGCCTTCATCGAGCGAGTCGCGCCGCTGATCGCCATGCGGTCGTGGACTGGATCACCTATCGGAAATCCTTTCTTGCCCTTCGGCCCGCCTCCCAGATATCTCTTAGCCATGGCTGCCTCCGCTACCGTTGACATTACCGGGGTCTCGTGGCGGCATTGGCTCTGTTAGAGCCGGCGCCATCGACTGATCTTTCGTTGTGAAAAGAGTGAACGACTTCTCGCCTGCGACGAGTGAATCTCGCGCGTTGAGTAGGAGCTTCGATAAGTCGAGTGCCTGCTCTCCGCCAACGCCGCCGGCCCAGCCGCCATTCCTGTCCACGAGCAGAACCACGACGCAACCGAAACCCTCGCCAGCCTTCTCCATCGCCCGCGCCGTGCCCGCCAAATGCTCGAGCATGTCGCCGACGGGAATTGTGTTGCTAGTCATCGCCAAGATCCTGCTGTATGCGTTCGAGATCCATTTGTGCGGTTTCACTTGTCGCGAGGATCTCGTCGAGCGCGAAAAGGGCCATGTGCGCAGCTTGCGCGCGTCGGTGCGCGTTGACAACATCCGGCGCGAGCGGATCGTCGGCCAGCAGCCAGAACGTCTGCGCCTCGATGACGGTTTTCATCAACCGCTCGGTGACAGCCTTGCCCGTGCGCGACTCGAGGAAACGCTCGCAGTGCAGGCCTTTGCGGACGGTGTTCCACACTTCCACCAAGCCGCGGTGATCCAACTGCTCCATCAGGTCTCTTTCGGCCTGACGTGCGTCCGCTATGCGCTGATCGGCTGCGGCTTGTTGTTCGTCGATGTCGGTGAGTTCAGCCACGCTTTCTCTTCCTGTGCTTCGGGATGCGGCGCTTTACCGTAGGCCGGTATTTCTGCTGCCACGCCGCGAGGTAGCGCAGATTGCCGCGGTGGAGCGTGCCGATGGGAAACGGTTCGCACAAGCGCAGACCGAACTCGCTATCGACGAACGACTGCGCGAGCGCCACCGACACCGTGCCGATCAGTGGATTCAAGCGAACTTCACCGGCTTGCTGACGCGATCGGGCAGAGCATTTGTATACTTCTTGCCCTTCGCCTTGTCGGCTGCGACAAACTTTGCCGCGACCTCTGGCGTCGGACCTCCACCACCGGGTTTCTTCCACCCGTGCTGCACCGCGAGCATCAGCTTGCGCTGCTTTTTACTGACATCGGGCACGACTCAATACTCGGTCTGCGGCTTCGCCCGCGTGCCGTACTGCGGCGGCGGGACGACATGCTTGCCCTTGGCGACCTTGCTCTTCGCCATCGGATTGGACCGGTGGTGCGCCTTGTTGCTCTTGGGCGCAGTCAGCATGGGATCCGGCGGCATCGGGCGGCCAGCCATGGGCTGAGTGCCCGGCGTGGTCGCGCGTGTGCCTGGTGGCGTGGGCGGGGCGTTGGCGGCGCCCGGCGGCGGGATGAATGGGGGGAATGCCATGGGGATCTCCTCGAGTTATCCGGCAATGCCGGGGATGGCGCCGTACCGGCCGCGCTGGACCGTGCCAGCCTCGCCGGGGACTGCAGCCGCGTGGCCGTTCGGGCCGCGCAGCGAATTGATGAAGGGTTGGTCTTGCGCGAGATCCGGAGTTTCGGTCGGCAGGATCGGTTGCTGTGGTACCGGCATCGTGGTGGCGACCTGCAACTGGAACTCGCGATCGGCCTGCATGATCGAATTCGACAGCGCCTCGCGCTCGAGCAACAACTGGCCCTGCTTGATAACGTTCGCCTCTTGCTTGATTTCCTGATCCTTCGCCGCGAGTTGCGCCTTGAGCTCGGCGACGTAATGCTTCGCAGCCTGCGCGCCCAGCGCGACATTGGCCTGCGTCTGCGCTTTGATCGATGCGATTTTCTCGGCCGAGTCGGCTCGGATCTGCGCGATCTTTTCCTGACTGGCGTATTTTTGCTGCTCGGATTGCAATGCTGCCTGCAGATCCGACACCTGTTTCGTCAGTTGCGCGACCTGCGGATCCTGCTTGTCCTGGCTCTTGACCGACGGGAAGAAGCGCGAACCGTCCTTGTAACCGAGGATGCCCATGATCTCGCGCACGACCTCGGCGCCGTCAGCCTCTTGCGCCATCTGCGGCGCAATCGTGCCAATGGTCTGGAAGCCGATCGCCACGCGCTGGATCCTCTGCAGCGGGTCGGTGTTACCGAACCCGACGCTGACGACCATGTTCACCGGTTCCTGTAGCGAGCGGAACGCGGTCTGCCAGTCAGCCTGTGAGGTCTCGCCGGCGGCGATCTCGAGCACCGTCTGGTCGCTCTCGAATTGGCGCTCGAGCTCGATCATCTGCGAGAGCACCGGCGCAACCCAGGTCTCGACGAATGTGCGCAGCGACAGTTCGGTGACGAGATCCGCGCCCTGGCCGACGAGTTCAGTGTTGCGCACCTTCTGGTCGCGCTGGCTGATCGCGCCGATGGTCGCCTGCCCCATCGTGCCGGTCACGTCGCCGAAGTCGAGATCGAGTCGGTCCTGCTCGGTGTAAGCCGACGAGGTGACATCCTTCGTTTCGAGTTGCTTGACGTCAGTGTTCGGATCCGTCGTCAGCGTGATCGCGCCGGGCACATTGCGCATCAGCGAGCGCATGTCGGTCATCTGCCCGCGCTTGACGACGTAGCGGTTATTGAGCGCGAGGCGGATATTGTCGTTGCGCTGGTTCTGGATGTCGTTCATGTACTCCTGCGTCGAGAACGCGATCTCCACCGGCCCTGACGGGTAGGTGCGATGCGTTTCGATCGTGCAGTTGCCCATGACGTACGGCCGGCGCGAGATCCCGAACACATCCTCGAGCGGCACCGGATCGCTCAACTGGATCGTCGTGCCGAGCGTCTCGTAGACGTAGTCGAGCCCGTCGCGGCGCACGATGTTCCGGTGCACCCAGATGACGCGGTTGTGCTGGCCCTGCTGGACTTGCGAGTAGCGATCCAGCCGCGCCGTTTCGCGCGCTTGACGCAAGACTTGCGCGGTCGCGCTCTGGTCAGATCCGCCGGCCAGCAATTCCTGTTCGGTGAAGTCCCGCAGGTACGGAACCTGCGAGCCGTACGAGCGCGCGTTCTTGATGTGATAGACCAGGTCATCGACGAACCACGGGATCTGCTCGATGAGGTATGGGCTTGAATTCAGCGGATCGACCCAGTCGCTCGACGGGTGGATGCGGACGTTCTCGACCGGGATCAGGCGGATCCACGGCGTGTCGCGCGTGACCGTGGCTTTCTTGCGCGTCTTGCCGGTGAAGTGACCGGTCTCGTCGTACTCGTCCTCGATAATCGTGGCTTCCTGATAGCGCCACTCCTGACAGGAGATGCTGACGCCCTGAGTCATCGCATCGAAGTACGCGCCGAGCGCAGTCTTGAACCATGGCACTGTGTGCTTCAGTCGATGGTTGAGCAGCGCGGTGTGCACCTTGGCTGCGGTGACCTGCGCGGGATCCGCCTGGTTCATCGGCTCGCAGTTCGTCACCTCGGCGGTCGAGAAGAGCGCGAGCGCCGCCGCGGCTTCCTGCTTGCGCAGCATCGTGCGCGTCTTCGGCCGGAAGTACTTCGATCGCTTGTCGTAATCCGGCGAGTAGTACTTGCTGCCGCTCGCGTGCCGACCGTACGTGTGCGCGAGGTTGTTCTCGATGCGACGGCGCACCGAGATGTCGAACCAGTTTTGCGAGATCTGGAAATTCTCGCGAGCGAGCTGCAGCCAGTCAGCGCCTGGCGGCGTCTGGTTTTCCGCTACATCGTCGCCCTCGAGCGGTACCGGGTTGCGTGAGAAGCCATCGGCTTGCCCCTTCGACGTCGGCCCGAACCCGTTCGTGTCCTTCGGTGCGCCACCACCAGATCCAAGATTCGATGCGGCCCGCGTGCCATTCGGTCCCAGCATCGGCACCCCGTTCTTGCTGTAGTCGTCATGGACGGTGGGCATGTTGCCTCAACTTGTGCGAACAAGAACCCGACCCAGATGGTCGGTGTACAGATTGCCCGCTTGAACCGCCTCAGTGATCGCGCGCTTGCGCAACGCTTTCTTCGCGTCGGCGCGCTCGAGATCGTTGAGGATCGGCAGGCAACAGCCGCGAACGTCTTTCTTCAGTGCTGCATAGATGTGCAGGTCGAACTTGCCGCGAGGCATGCCGAACCGCTCGAGGATCTCACCGCCAGCGCGCAGGAAGCACTTGCGCGTCGGGTCATGCTCGACTTCGACCGTGCGCAGCACGTAGCCCCACTGGTCGTGCAGCGCGTGATTGAACACGTTGAGGACGTGCCCGCGCTCGTTGATCTGGATCGCCCACATGTGGTCGGGGAAATGCTTGTTGAGCATCGCCATGCCGTCCTTCGCCAGGATCACGAGCGAAGCGTGATTGTCGAACTGGTCGGGATTGGAAATCTCGCCTTCCGGCTCGCCGGCAGGGCCGTCCGGTCGTACCGGTCGGTTCCACTTGAGCGTGGGGAAACTCATACGAATTCCAGCACGAGGATGCGGCCGGTAGCGCCGGCGGTCGGATCCGAGATGAGACTTCCATTTAATGCAAGACCGCCGTCACCACCATTTCCGCCGAGGAAATTGACGCCGCCCAAACCGTTATGTCCCACCGTACCCGAAAGGATGATTCCGAGTTGTCCCCCGCCACCAGTGGAACTGATTTCTGGAGATCCAGAGACGAGACCGCCGGCCAATCCTGGTGCACTTATGTTGCCCGTCGTGCCGGCATTCATACCAGACCCGCCGAACCCGCCGCTGACTGCGAGCGTTGTAGCGCCGACGATGATGTGACTCGAACCCCCATTGCCTCCATTAGATCCACTGGAACTCGATCCGGCTAGACCGCCGGAACCGATTGCAACCGCATAGGCGGTCGAAGGCGCAACGGCTAAAAGCTTGATGGCCGTTCCACCTTCGCCTCCACCGGCGCCAGATGCCGCCGATGACGAAGAGACTTGCACTCCACCACCACCACCAGCGCCGCCGCTGATGAATACCAGAGCCTTTGTCGTGTGTGCTCCGGTGGTGTAAGTAGTAGTCGCGTGGTCGGTTATCGCCGCGATGCGCAAAAAAGCGCCGGATGTCGCAGAGGCATCACCCGGCGTGTAACCGAGGATCGCCGCTATCGTCGCCGCGTTGAGCGGGAAGAGTCCGTCATTGCCAGACGCATCGATGCCGATACCCTTGGCGCCAGCGAACACCGAAATTACGTTCGCGATGTTTTTGAAGAACCTCGAGTCCAGACCGCTCATCGATCACCCCGTAGCTTTGTAGAAGACACTCTGCCCGTCCGCCGATGGCGAGTAGAGGGCCAAGCCGTCGCTGCTCTCATAAAACGGCCCACCGAGATCTTCGCTCGCCGGCGGGATCACTTCTACAAATTTCCGGTCAGGTGGGAAAATGTATATCTCAGCGGGTCGACGCCAGTCCGGATCGAGCGCCGCGACGAGCGTTCCGATGCTGATCGGCTTGGATGTTGGCGGCCCCGGCCCACGGAATGTCATAGGCTTCTCCCAGACGTCGCCTTATACCACATCGGGCTCAAGGGAGATCTCCTCATCCATCATCTTGACCGGAACCGCGACCGTGAAGGTGACGGCGATCGCGTCGGCGTCATCCGGCGACTGCCCGCCGCGCGCGCGGATCTCGTCCTTCGATTCGAGTTTCAGACGCTCTGTCTTGCGGTCGTAGCCGTAGCCGGGACATTCGAGCGCAGTGCGCAACTCAGGATCGTCGGGCAGCACGGCCTCGTCGCGGATCCAGTCGCGCATGCGCGACCAGATCTCGGCGCGCTTGTTCGCGTACTTCTTCGGCAGATCGGCCTTCGCGCCGAACTGCACCTCGACGCACTGGTGTCCCAGTTGCCGCAGCCGGTCGATGAGGCCGGCACCGTAACCGCCAGAGCCATCGACGAAGACGACGTCAGGCCGGTTGTCGCGAATCAGCGCGGCGACGTGCGAGGCCAGCACCATCACGTCGGGGATGCGATATCGCTTCGTCTGCGGCAGCAGGTAGCGGCCCTTGCGGAAGATCACGACGCTCTGGTCTTCGCCCTGGCGTGCGACGTCGACGCCCATCAGCAGCGGGATGGCGCGCGGAATCGATAGCGGGTCGAAGTTGAGCCGGCGCGCGATGGCGTTGCTGATCAGGCCCGAGGCGATGAACGACAGGCTGCCGTGGATCGGAAACAGGCCCAGCACGCGCACGCGCACATAGTCAGAGTCGATGCCCCAGTCGTCGATCCATTGCTGCAGGAGCTCCTTGTTCGCCTTGCGCGAGTCGCGCGAGTCGACGTGCAGGGTTGTCCAGCGATGCGCCTTGGATCCGAAACACTCGGCAAAGCGGCCATCCGGCTGTGTCGGGTTGCCGAACGCCAGCAGGATGCCGCGGGTGGTAAACGCGCCCTCGGACACGTCCCAGATCACATCCGCGATGGTCGACGCTTCGTCGAACTCGAACATGACCATGTCTTCGTGGACGCCTGCGAAGGCCTGCGAGTTGTGTTCGCTCCACGCCATCGCCTCGGCGTACCAGGTGTTCGGCTTCCACTTGCAGATGTACTTGGTCTGCGTCCACTCGAACTGCCAGCGGTTCGCGGCGAACTCGTGCCACTTTGCCACCTCGCGCCAGGTGCCAGATTTCAGCTGAGGCATCGTGCCAGCCGTGACGCGCGCTTTGTTGCGCGGGTAGCAGGTCTGGAACCAGATCGTCAGCCAGGCCATCAGCGTCGACTTGCCCGAGCCGTGGCCCGAGGCGACCGCGATGCGGATGAATTGCACGCCGGCGCGCAGTTGCTGGCCGAGCTCGTCGAGGATTACCGCCTGCCAGGCGTCCGGACCCTCCTCGCTCTCGAGCGGCGAGCCCGGCACGTTCCATGGAAACACCGTACAGACGAACCCAAGCGGGTCGTTCTGGAAGTGCGCGATGAATTCGCCCCACGCCTTCAGATCGGTTTCAGTGACCGGCTCGGGCCACTGTGTCTCGACCATTGCGTTCATGCCGGCGCATCAGGTTCTGGCGCACCTTCCGGCTCCTTGGCCGGGCCCGTCAGCAGATTCGATGCGATCGCCGAGCGCGAGATCATCTTGACGGTCTTACTGCCTTCGATAACCGGCCGCAGCGCCTCGACGCGCCTGATCGCTGCGTTCTGTGCCTGCGAGATCACGTTGACGATCATGTCGCCCTTGACGACGTTGATCTGATCGGGCGATACCCACCGCTGGATGCGAGCGAGGAGATCTATCGCTGGTTGCTTCGGTTCGAGCTCGATGGTTCTTGAGACGACATAGCCGTCCTTATTCAACCGCTCGGTGTATTTGCGGATAAGCCGCCGCTTTTCGAGCGGCAATTTGTCGCGTATCTCTTTCAGAGACATGAACTCGTCGCGCCCCTCATGCACAAAATCCGTGATGTCGGAATCGATCGTTTCAAGCAGACGCTTGATGGCGTGTGCACGGTCAACAGAGGCAGACTCAAGCGCGTGCGTAGCTAGCTCTTTGATCCACAGGCCGACGTATTCGTCCTTCAATAGCCGCGCACCAGCTGAGCGATGGTAAGGCGTCACATCTTGCCCTGGAGCGAACACATTGCGGTATGCGGTACCGATCTCGACCGTCAGCAGTACCTGTTCTGCGAATGTCTGTCCGCGCAACTCGGTCTCGGTGCGTGGCTCGCGCAGGACGACGGGTTGCTTTTCCTCGATGGCAGCGGTGGCTTCGTTCATCGGAATCGATACGGCTCGATGTTTCCGCGCTGCGCCACGCGCATGGGCGATTCGATCAGCACGCGCACGATGTTGAGATCTATCAGCGTGTCGTTGAGTGCGGGCTTGTTGCCGGCGTACGCCCACTCGCGCGCTTGTCGACGCAATTCGGCCTGTCGCTCGCGAAGATCATTCACCTCATGCTCCACCAGTACGAAAAGGACCGCCATGCTGAGAGGCCCGCGCCGGCGCCGAAGCCAAGGATAAACGCGCCGAGCCCCATCTGCAGGGCAAGCCAGAGACCTTCCATCAGGGCAGTACCGCAGCGGCTCCGAGACCGAACTTTCCGGCGTCGACTCCAAACTTCGCGAGCAACTGCACGGCCGAGAGTCGCAGGTCGTGCGCGACGACCGCGCAGCCCTTGATCCACTCGGGCGGCAGGCGCAGCGGTGCTGGCGGTGGTCGATTCGCGGCCAAGCGCAACTGTTCGATGGTCGTAGCAACGCCGATCCTGCAAGCGTGGCTCGTCGCCTCGAAGAACTGGCCCGGCGGGCAGTCAGCGCCGACGAGCGGCGGCGGCGTCTGCGTAGCCAAGTTGTGGATCAGGTTCTTCGTTGCCACCGCGCACGCGACACCCTCGGTGTCTCCCGCGGCAGTCGCGAGCGCGATCTGATTGTCGAGATCCGGATCCGCGACCGGCTCGAGTTTGACGGCCGTGTCGTGCAGGATCTGCACCTCGACGTCGTGCTTGACCTGCGCGGGCTGGCACGCGGCGAGCGCGAGCAGCGCGATTACTACGAAAATAAATTTCATGGCTTCGTTTCCTCCACATGGACGGCGACAGTTTCGCCGGGCTTTGCCTGAATTGTGCGATCTGGTATTCCCGGCCCCAGCGGTGTTTGCTGGATCAGCCGGCCGAACATTGCGCACGCTGCGAGGACGACGTTGAGCGTATTCACGTACGGCGCCCAATTGTGCGGGAAGGATAGTGCAAACGTATTCAGAACGATCACAGCAGCACCGCACTGCATCGAAATCCACTTCCACGAGTCGTTCCAATTCCAGACCAGATGGAAGTTCACACGTAATTCCCCAGCGCGTCGTAGTACCAGTCAGAAAATTTCTCGACGGGGTTCTCGTGCTGGTTGTAACCCGCGCCAGCGAGA